ACGTACGGCCAGTGTGGTCAAGAACCAGAAAGTGGGAACGTATCATCAAGATCAACAAGAACGAGTATCTTATCAACGATGGTACGTTTGATGTTATCACTAATATCTTTGGTAATTGGGATATGCGTCTAAACGATGGGATCAGTGAATCACACAAAGACTACTACGTACCGTACAAACCTAGTGCTACTCTAATGAGAGAATATTCGGCTATCATATGGAAGAGAGACAAGGAGGGTAATGAGTACATCAGAGTACGTAATGGTTGTGGTCAAGGCGCGCACACTCAACGTTATACATTTCTTGAGAACACGTTACCAGACACTCTACAATTCTTGGTTATGAACGGTAAGCAGTATGTGTGTCGTACGGCAAGACAGCGAAGGCCAAGCAGTTTTTATGACTTGTATCGTAACTGGTCGGCAATACCAAAAGACACTTTACACTTTTTGCCCAAGAGTAGCTATGATCCTAGAATGGATCACAAATACTACCCCAATGATCCAAACACAGATAACACTCGAAGATACTATTCTATTAGTGGTACAAGAAAAACAGATGACCGTATGTATCTATGGTTCAAGAGAGTAGATGGTAACTTGAAAGAGAACCATGCTAGTGGTTGGGAATTATGTGGTGACCAATACGATTTTAAACCTGCACGTAAGCTAGTGCTGAAGAAACGTAAGGCCAGACTAAAACCTACCATTGAGAAGTTTTATCAGTATATCATGGCAATGTATCCTTTGATGACAGATATCATCAACGAGCATGGTCGCACAAATTCTCAATCTTATCACGATAACAATGATAAACTCAATCAACACTACTTTGATTGGATGAAAGAGATTGAGGGCAAAAACTGGGTCAAGTACAAAGACAGACACAACATGGGTTATTCGTGGTGGCGATGGGATGACAAAGAGGCTTTTGTCGAAGATGTATTGAAAGCTGATGAACACCCTGCTCTACCATGTATTGCTAGGTACTTTGTCATACAGAGTGATCTAAGGTTCACCAATGCAAAACACAATGACTATGGACGTATTGAAATTTGTCCAAAGAGAGTGCGCTCACAGTACAACACGTTTATGAATACAATTCTCAATCTGACTAGAACAACTGGTCATAGTAGGGTGGTGAAGAGATGAGTATCCAAGACGAGTTCAAACTTAAACCTATACGCAGGGCATCTTATAGCCCCAACATCAGAAACATTACCAAAACGAGTAAAGGTGTGGTAGTCAACAAGGCTACCACCCGTAATGATCTGAGCAAGAGAGATAAACATCTGGCAACTGTTGGCAAGAGAAAGGAGAAAGCCGACAGACTACTAAAGATACGTGAAGACGTTATGACGTGGACAGTACGTGAAGTGTTCGAGTATCTAAACCAACAACAACACAAGCAATCTTTGACGGTTGCCAATATCGTAAACAATATATGTAAACTAAAGATGGAGGACGAGTAGTGGGATATAGAAGCGACTTAATTATTACACACGCATTTACGAGTGAGGAGCAAATGAAAGAGGTGCTAGCATCTTTTTGCGTGGACAAAAGATTTGCGGAGTATGATATTGTAAATGTCATGCACGTAGGTAAAGAATGCACAAGTGACAACAAATGGACTTTCTTTGTAATGTTCAAGATAGAGTCATGGAAGTGGTACGAAGACAGTATAATTGACTTGGCTTATGCCGATGTCGCTTGCGTCAACCATTTCCTAACTTTGTGCAAACAATTCAATGAGCAACGAGGCTTTCCTTTTGGTTACAAGTTTTTCCGTGTTGGCGAAGACTATGAGGACATAGAAGAACGAGAGGACAGTTCCAAATGCCAAGAGGGTGAAAGGTTAGAGGACTTTCTAGCAAGCAACGTGTTTGTGTCCAGAGCCATTGACCACACTCTTCACAACCTCAAAACATTAAAGGAGTATTCACGTGAAACACTATCACAAGAAAGCACTGTATAACGTGTTACAGTATATTACTGAGAATGGGGACGAGACTAGTCACGTCTGTAAAAACCCTTGGGAGTGCGATCACATAAGTCACGATGTACATACATTGCAGGACTTATTGGACAACCCCCAGAACATCGAAGAAACTCTAACTTTTATAAGAAAGGAAGGCCTATAATGGTAGAAAAAATGACAACAGAGTTTTGTAGCAACAACTACAGAAAAGAACCAGTAAACAAACTTCAAAAGTTGAAAGAGGATGTAGGACACGTTGCTAGCATCTCAACCACCGAGGGGGATATATCTGATGAGGATATATCTTACACTGTCAAAGAAATAATGCTTTGCAAACTTGCGGTTGAGATTTCTAGAAAGATGCGTGGTATCCAGTTTACATGGAAGAATAGAGGTAACAACAATCCTATGCTTTGGTGTTACTATGATGACATGGCTTTTACAATGGGGTTCATTGGTTATGGCGACTTCAATACTCACGTTGCCTCTGAAGAACCAGAGTATGTTGTTTATTCACACACAATAGAAAACAACAAGTACGCATCCTACAGTGATCCGCATCGTATGGTAAAAACTATTCATATGAACAAAGCGGTAAAGAATGCTTGTAGATACTTACGCAATGGCACACCATATGATGTAGCTATGATTGAAGTATACAGAGCCAAGAGAAACTTTGACGATATAGGTAGTAAGTTATTTAGTACGAAGAGTAATGTCTTCAATAACTTGTTTACACATGAAAAGATGTTTCTTGAGTTTAAACATCTCCTCGAACAAGGACACACTTTTGTTGATCCAAAGAACCAAGCCTTGGCAGAAGATTTTGTCAAGGTAGCCCAAGAGGAAAAGGAACGTCAAAAGCTAGAACTTAACTTATATCATGTTAGGGTGTATATGGATGGTGACGTGCAAATGTTTGATGTCATCCCTATGCATGACGTACAGAGAGACCCTTGGAACTCTATGTTGCCTGACAGTATGAAGACGTACACAAGTGACACGTTACCAGAGGATATCATGGGCAAAGTTTCTGTTATGTCTATGGTGGACGAAGAAAGCTATGTCGATGGTGTTGGGTACAAAGATAGAGGTGGTAACTTTTATGTATCACAATAGTCCACCAGAGGGTGTAGTATATCACGTTAGCATACCTAAAGATAGAAAATACATTAATGTGATATGTATTGGTATGGAATGTGTTGACAACACATTAAAAGGGTGTTACCACTGTTTGAACGACCTGCCCAGTTGGGTTCAAGGTAAGATTGCGATCTTGACTTTGTGCGAAGATGGGCAGGATGTGAGAAAAGTGGGAAAGAGGATAAACGACATGACATTCTGGATTTACGGCTAGCTACCGACTGACGACCCACTTGGCTACGGCTGAGTGGGTTTGATGCCAGTTCTTGTGTCTGATGGGAGGATAAATGCAAGAAATACCTGCGGATTTAGTAGTTTTTATGAGAGAGTATGGTATACTAGAAGAGGCTTTACCTAAAGAAGAAATTAGTGATAAGCTAGAATATGAGGTTTGGTTACCCAAACACGTTGACGAGGAAGTACCATTTTAAAAGGGAGAACAATTATGGCTCAAAAACCAGAGGCTAAAGTTAAGAAAAAAGTTGTAGAGAAACTAAAAAACATGGGTGCATACTACTTTTACCCAGTTACTGGAGGGTATGGTGGTAGCGGTGTGCCAGATATAATAGCTTGTTATGAGGGATATTTTGTTGGGATTGAATGTAAAGCTGGAAACAATAAACCAACCCCTTTACAACAAAAAAACTTAAGAGACATAAGCAAATGTGGTGGTCTATCAATGGTAGTAAATGAGAGCAATGTGCATACCATTGTAGATGAGATTATAGGTTTCTGTGCAGGTAACAAATTATCAGTAGATTATGAAAACATTTATAAACAAATGCAGTAGCAACGAGTTACAACGAACACATTTAGTGTTGTTTAGTGTTCGTTGGGAGGATAAGCAATGAGAGTCCTTGGTCATAAAATATCCATTGCAACAAGGGGCAAATTTTTTGGTAGTGGTCTACTCCATGACCTCCTTTCTTTTGTTGACCTTGTCGTAGAAAGTACGAGACACTTAGACCCTCCTTGTTGGTGCAAGGGGGGCAACTTATGATTTCGGATGATGAAATAGAAGAGGCTTTAGAGCTACAACTTGCTGAAGAATTTGAGATGTATAAAACACGTCATAAAAAGATGGGTGCGCAATCTTGTGAGGGCATAGACGATTCATGGTTAAAAAGGTTAGATTCATTGGAATTTTTTGATGGGTTTGGTTTTATTAAAAATTGGTTAGAAGATAAGAGAGATTTTTAAAATGGGAAAAAGTAGAGACGACATATTGCAAGAAGCAATGAGCCTTATAAATGGAGATAGAGCCAAGGACTATGGAGATGCTTATGTTAATCATGAACGTATCGCTAGATTGTGGAGTGTCATCCTTGAGAGAGATATTACAGCCTCACAAGTTATTATGTGTATGGTAGCTATGAAGTTGGCTAGACTAATCCATTCGGATAAAGATGATTCGTGGGTGGATATATGTGGTTATGGAGCATTAGGAGGAGAGTTTTATGATAAGTCAAATAGTTAGATGTCCTAGATGTGGACAAGAAACTAGTATGATACCCATACATGGACACTATCAATGTGCCATTTGTATGAGTGTAGTTGACGATTGCTGTAATGGCTTAACTTGTCAACAAATGCAAACCCCAAGCGAGGAGGAAATATATGAGAAAGAAGATTGAAGACTACGAGAAAGCATTTGGTGAGGGAACTAAATGGGATTTCGATTATGGTAAACTCATTATTATAGCTTTATTAATTTATATAGCTTTCTTTAAAGAGTATATCTAATGAACCTAATAACTTTAGACTTTGAGACCTTTTACGATAAAAAGTATTCACTAAAAAAGGTGACAACTGAGGAGTACATACGTAGTCCTTATTTTGAAGTTATAGGTTTAGGTATAAAGTTAAACAATGAAGAGACCCAATGGGCAAGTGGCACACATGAACAAGTCAAGAGGTATTTACTTACCTTTCCCTGGGGATCTAGTGTCCTCAATGCACATAATACAATGTTCGATGGTGCAATTCTCCATTGGGTTTTTGGTATACAACCTAAACTATTTACCGATACATTATGTATGTCCAGAGCTTTACATGGGGTGGAGCAAAGCTCTAGCCTTGAAGCATTAGCCACACGATATGATATTGGTGTCAAAGGTAAAGAAATATTAAACACAGTTGGTAAACACAGAAAAGACTTTACACCAGAAGAACTGTCTAAGTTTGGTGACTACTGTATCAATGACGTAGATTTAACTTTTGAATTATTTAAAAGAATGGGAAGAAACTTTCCTAAAAAAGAACTTAAACTAATAGATACTACACTACGTATGTTTATAAACCCTGTCCTAGATCTAGATCTCGATCTACTTGAGCAACATCTTAGTGAAACACGTCAACGTAAGGAAGCTTTGTTAGAGGGCCCGCAAACGAGTCGTGATGATCTATTAAGTAATCTAAAGTTTGCAGACTTACTAAAAAATTTAGGAGTAGAACCACCAACTAAAATAAGTCCTATAACTGGTAAAGAAACTTTGGCTTTGGCAAAAGCAGATGAAGAGTTTAAAAAACTATGTCAACACCCCGATGAAAAGGTAAGAGCATTAGTGAATGCAAGGCTTGGGGTTAAAAGCACATTAGAAGAAACAAGAACTCAAAGATTTATAGATATTAGTAAACGTGGACTATTGCCAGTACCCATAAGATATTACTCTGCTCATACTGGTAGGTGGGGCGGTGACGATAAGATTAACTTACAAAACTTACCAAGTCGTGGAGCAGATGGCAAAAAATTAAAACGTGGTATCATTGCTCCAGAGGGGCATATGTTAGTAGAGGCAGATTCATCACAAATAGAAGCGCGGGTACTTTCTTGGCTAGCAGAAGAAAACGAGTTAACACAAGCATTTAGAAATGGTGATGACGTATATAAAAAGATGGCATCTGTTATATATGGTATAGATGAAGACAAGATAAGTAAGGATGAACGCTTTGTAGGTAAAACTACTATATTGGGCGCAGGGTATGGTATGGGTGCAATTAAATTTCAGAACCAACTAAAACAATTTGATTTTGATATGCAGATTGATGAGGCTAGGCGTGTGATTAAAGTTTATAGAGATACCTATTGGCGTATAAATAAACTGTGGCGTTGCGCACAACATTACTTACAAAGTGCTTATAATAAAGAAGACAAACCTTTTGGACTGCACGGTGTACTAAAAGTAGAACAAGGTAAGATAAGATTACCCTCTGGACTACATCTACATTATGATGGATTGACAGCAACAAAAACAGATATGGGTTTTGAGTACAGCTACAAAACACGTAAAGGTATGACACGTATATATGGCGGAAAGATTATAGAGAACGTATGCCAAGCCATAGCACGTTGTATAATTGGAGAACAAATGTTAGAAATAGCTAAGAAATATAGAGTAGTGTTAACTGTTCACGATAGTATTGTTTGTTGTGTGCCAGAAGAACAAGTAGAAGAAGCACAAAAATATGTAGAACAATGTATGCGATGGACACCCACATGGGCAGGAGGACTACCAGTGGATTGTGAATCTGGAATAGGAAAATCATATGGAGATTGCGAGTGAGTGTAACCCCTTGGTCATTTAGTAGATTAAAAGCATTTGAACAATGCCCCAAACAATTTTTTCATCTAAAGATAGCAAAAGATTATAAAGAAAGAGTATCAGAAGCAATGCGATATGGTACAGAAGCCCACCGTGTAGCTGAATATTTTATACGAGATGGATCACCTATACCACCAAAGTTTTCGTATATGCAAAAAGTATTAAATGCTCTGAATAATAAGCAAGGTATCAAGTTTACAGAAATGAGGTTAGGCCTGACAGTAGATCTAAAGCCTTGTAAGTTTGGTTCTCAAGACGCTTGGTGGCGTGGTATTGTAGACTTAGTTATTATAAGAGATGATAAGGCATGGATAATAGATTACAAAACAGGGAAGAACCCTCAGAATGCAGACACAGGACAACTGGAACTTATGGCTCTTGCTGTATTTGAATATTTTCCCGAGGTAGATAAAATTCATGCGGGTCTTTTGTTTACAGTCAAAAAAATATTTATTAAAGAAAGTTACAAAAGAGAAGAAATTAGTGTATTATGGGAAAAGTGGAGAAGTAGACATAACAGAATGAAAGTGGCATTGCATACTAATACATGGAATCCACATCCAAGTGGTTTATGCTATCGTCACTGCCCTGTAGTAGAATGTGTTTACAATGGAGCAAATAAATAATGTTGGTAGAATTGGACGAAAAACAAATACAATTAATATTACAAACTCTGAATTTTAAATTGGATCAGAAGATACCAATGCCAGAAGAAGACATAGCAGAGTTAGATAAAGTGCAAGTAAAATTATATGAAACAGTACAAAGACATAATAGGAGATACTGATGCCCTATACTAAGTCACCGAGACCTTATAAAAAAGAATATAAAAAACAGAAAGCCAGAGGAGAACATTCTGATAGAATGGAAAGGCAGAGGGCAAGACGTGCATATGATAAAAAAGGTATAAGCCGTAAGGGTAAGGATGTATCACACAAAAAAATGTTAAGTCGAGGAGGTTCTAATAAAGATGGTACTATTTTAGAAAGTCCATCTAAGAACAGGAGTAGGAACGGCAAAAAAGCCAAAAAATAAGGGAGAATAATGTGGAGATAATTGACAACAAGAGTTTGTTGTTACGGTTACGTGACCCCAAAAGAGTTATAAATTATATAACCAGTAGCAGAGAGCTTTCAAAAAACGAAGTAATGGTAGACTGGAAACTACCCGAAGCTACCATACTTAACGCCTTAAATATAAACGTACCATCACCAATATGTGGACAGTACGCGTGGCCAGGTAAAACTCCATTCAAACATCAAATACATACGGCATCATTTCTAACTCTACATAAAAAAGCTTTTTGTTTTAACGAACAAGGTACAGGGAAAACAGCTAGCGCCATATGGGCATCTGACTACCTTATGAACTTGGGTGTAGTAGAACGCGTGTTAATTATCTGCCCTTTATCTATTATGGATAGCGCATGGAGAGAAGATCTTTTTGAATTTGCCCCTCACAGAACGGTTGCCATAGCACATGGTTCAGCTAAAAAAAGAAAAGAAATCATAAAGTCAAGAAAAGAATTTACAATTATTAACTATGATGGGGTTGCCATAGTTATAGATGATTTGGTAAAATGTAATTACGATCTGGTGATAGTGGACGAAGCAACTCATTATAAAAATGCACAAACGACCAGATGGAAAAAACTAAATCGTATAGTTAAGGATTGCGATCCTTGGCTGTGGATGATGACAGGAACACCTGCTTCCCAAAGTCCAGTAGATGCATTTGGGTTGGCTAAACTTGTGAACCCAAAAAACATACCTTCTTTTTTTAGTACGTTCAAAGAGCAAGTTTTGTTCAGAGTATCTCAATTTACTTGGAAACCAAGAGAAAATGCGGTTGACATAGTGCATAAAGCTTTACAACCTGCGATAAGATTTACAAAGAAAGAATGTTTAGACTTACCAGAGATGGTATATGTCAAGAGAAAAGTTGAATTAACACCCCAACAAAGTAGATATTATAAACGACTAAAAGATCAAATGGTCATGAGTGTGCTAGGTGAAGAGATCAGCGCGGTAAATGCAGCTGTACACCTAAACAAGTTATTACAAATATCAGCAGGTGGGGTCTATACGGACAGTGGAGAAGCCATAGCATTTGATATAACTAACCGATACAAAGTGTTAAAAGAAGTCATAAATGAATCTAGCCAGAAAGTTTTAGTGTTTGTTCCTTTCAAGCACGTCATACAAATTGTAAGAGATGCATTGATAAAAGATAACATAACTACAGAAGTTATAGATGGTTCAGTATCCTCAACAAAAAGAACTGACATATTTAAGAAGTTTCAGACTAATCCTGACCCACAGGTACTCGTGATACAACCACAAGCAGCTGCACACGGTGTCACGTTAACACAAGCTAGCACAATCGTATGGTGGGGACCTACGAGTAGCTTAGAAACATACTCTCAAGCTAATGCACGTATACATAGGAGTGGGCAAACACATAAGTGTACTGTAGTACAGTTAGTAGGTTCTAACGCGGAGAAACACGTTTACAAACTTTTAGATAACAGAATACACATACACACAAAAATTATAGATTTATACAAAGAAATACTTGACTAGCATATATAATGTTATTATATGTTATGTATAAAGCGAGGGAATTAATATGGATATAGCAAAATTAGTAAAGGCGTATATAAAAATACGAGACGAGCGTTCTGCGTTAAAAGCAGATTATGCTGAACAAGATTCAAATCTATTACGTCAATTAGATAAAATAAAAGAAGCAATCAGTGAATACTCTGAGATAAACAATCTTGAGAGTGCGAGGACTTCCGAGGGCACTTTTATTAGAACAACTAAAACTAAGTATTGGACTAGCGATTGGGAAGCTATGTACAAATTTGTTATTGACAATAAAGTTCCAGAGTTTTTTGATAAACGTCTTAACCAAACTAATGTAAGACATTTTTTAGAAGAAAACCCCGACAAGTTTCCAGAGGGTCTTAACACCGAAAAGGAACACGTCATATCTGTGAGGAAAAAGAAATGAACGAAAATGAAGCGTACGTACCCATAGAGGTAATAGCAAAGCATTTATCTGTGTCTATTTCTACCATACGTGTTTGGGTTAGGCAGGGAATAATTCCTACTGACACATATATAAAAATTGGTAGTACATACAGATTTAAGCCAAGCTCTGTAGTTGATGCATTGCACAAAGCAATGGGAGAAGACTACAAACCTATCAAAAAAGCCTTAAAAGATGAGGTTGACAATAAAGTTCCAGTCGTAGATAGGGTGCATGAAGACCAATTAGAATTTGATTTTGATGAGGATAGATAGGAGAGAAGAATGACAGAAAACTATAAAATAAAAAACGTTGAGGCTCTGTGGCCTAGAATAAACACTACATATAAATTTGATGTATCTGAAAATAAATCAGTTCCTTGTAGTGCTTTAGATGATGGCGCAGAATATAGTCTACAATTTAAAATGAAAGAGGATACTGCAAAATCTTTGTATAAAGAAATGAGTTCTATGTACAAGACTAAAAAACAAAAGGGGTGGCCAGAAAAATTGACTTTTCCTTTTGAAAAAGATGATGATGGTATATATGTAGGAAAAGCCAAGCTAAAAGGAGCTTACGGCACTGAACCCACAAGAAAACCAACACATTATGATGCTAAAGGTAATAGGTTAGATGGTGATTTTAGACTAACTACTGGAAGCACAATTAATTTACTTGTATCTTTCTATCCTTGGAGTATGCGAGGTGTGGGAGGGGTATCTCTAAGGTTACGTGCCGTGCAAGTATTAAAGTACATTCCTATGGAAGAACCTTCTCCATTCGAGGAGGAAGAGGGTTTCGACTCTTCAACTGAAACTGATAATGAATTTAGTTCGGTTGACTCAGCCATGGTTGAGGAGGAAGTCGAAGAGCCAAAGAAACTTGTTAAGAAGTCTGCACCTCCAACCACCCAGCAGACAGATGACGAGTTAAGTTCTATTGTCGATAAATGGGATGATTAATTAGACGGTAGAACTTCATCGTGGCTAGAGATTAATGTACAATAACTTGTTCTACTGGGCCTGCTGTAGAACCAATCTCGAAAAGGCATTGCACCGCCCCGCCACGATGTCTTTCCAAAGGGTGGTATTATGGAAACAAAACAATTTTTAGAGAATATATTAAGTCCAGATGGACACTACTGTGTGTTAGGATACAGTGGTAAAAAGATAGTACAGAAATTTTTTTCTTCTATTGATGAAGTTATAAACACTGCTATCAACATGGATTCTAACAAACTAAATACTTTTTTTGGGTTGGCATCTTTTAAGACTGGTGGTTCTAGAAAAGTAGACAATATACAATATTTAAAATCTTTCTTCTTAGATTTAGATTGTGGTGCGTCAAAAGACTATCCAAATAAGGTAGAAGCATTAGATGCTTTACGTGAGTTTTGTGGTAAAACTACTTTACCTAAACCTATAATAGTAAATTCTGGTAATGGTATACATTGTTATTGGGCATTAGAAACCTCTGTTACCTATAAAGAATGGTTTCCAGTAGCGGAAAAATTAAAAGCGGTATGTGCAACGCACGGATTACTGGCAGACCCTGCTGTAACTTCTGATGGAGCTAGAATATTACGTGTGCCTACAACTCATAATCATAAATCTGATACTCCACTAGAAGTAAATATTTTAAGTAGTAAGATAGACCTAATATCTTTAGATAATTTCTCTAGTTTATTGGGAGATATAGAGGATAAAGAACCCCCTGCCAAAAGTGCTATATCAGATAAGATGAGTGACAATTTAGAAAACTACTTTAAAAAAATTGTAGAAAAAACCGCAAAGGGTAATGGGTGTGAACAAATAAAATATATAATGACAAACCAAGAAGAGATAAATGAACCTCTCTGGAGGGCAGGTTTGTCCATAGCTAAATTCTGTGTAGATGGAGAAAAAGCATCTTTTCTTATATCTAAAAACCACCCAGACTATTCTGAACAAAATACAATAGATAAAATGGAGCGTATAAAAGCTCCTTACTGGTGTACTACGTTTGATGAACACAATCCAGATGTATGTCCAAGTTGTCCGTTTTGGGGGAAGATAAAGAGTCCTATAGTGCTAGGGTGTAAAGTAAAGGAAGACGTTGAAGAATTTAATGAAATCAATGATATACCTAAATACCCTAACCCTTATTTTAGAGGGGCAAATGGTGGAGTATATGTTAGGTACTCCGATGCAGATGGAGAACCTCAAGACAAAATGATATACCATAACGACTTATATGTTGTTAGTAGACTTACAGATCCTGAAACAGGAGAGGGTATCGTAATGCGTCTACACCTACCAAGAGATGGGATTAGAGAGTTTACAGTTCCCTTAACTGCTGTAACATCAAAGGAGGAATTTAGAAAATATATGTCCATGCAAGGCGTGGCAGTAACAAGAATGGATCAAATTATGACGTACACTACGGCTTGGGTTAACGAGTTACAATTAAGAGGTGAAGCTGATATAGCACACAAACAATATGGTTGGGTAGATAGTACACACAAATCTTTTATACTTGGTAGGGAAGAAATAACTAAAGATGGTGTAAAATCTAATCCTCCATCGACACATACCCTTAGTACAATAGATAGCTTTGAACCAAAAGGCACTATTGATAATTGGAAGAGGGCAATGGAGTTTTATAATAGAGATGATTTTGAGTTACACCAATTAGTAGTCGGAGCTTCTTTTGGTTCTCCTCTTGTATCATTCACTACAGTGCATTGTGGTTGTTTGAACCTTAACGGTGAAACAGGGATAGGAAAAACAGCTGTACAACACTCTGGTATATCAGTGTGGGGTAACCCTAAAGAATTGATATTAGAAGAACAAGACACACCCGCATCTAAGATGAACCGAGGGGAAGTATATCATAACTTACCATTATTCTTAGACGAATTAACAAACGAAGAACCAAAAGACTTAAGTGATCTTGCATACAGACTTACTGGTGGTAGACAAAGAAATCGTATGATGGGTGGTTCTAACGTAGAGCGGTACAGAGGAGATCCTTGGCAACTACTGGCGGTAACCAGTGCCAACGCAAACCTCGTGGAAAAAATAAGTTTGTTGAAAGTAATGCCAAAAGCAGAAGCACAAAGAATTTTAGAGTGTAAAACAAAAGAGATGAGATTCGAGACAAAAGAAGAAACCGATGAGTTTAATTTGTTGATGTTAAATAATTATGGACACGCGGGTAGAATATACATCAAATCAATATTGAATGATATAGAGGGCGTAAAAAAATTATTAAAAGAAGTACAAATTAAGATAGACACTACGGCAGGACTTACCGCAAAAAATAGGTTTTGGTCTGCATTTATGGCTTGTTCTATGACAGGTATACTCTTGGCAAAGAAAGCAGGGTTATTAAATTATGATACTAAAAAGTTATTTTCGTTTGTAATTGATCTACTAAAAAAGAACCTAAACGCTAGTAACGATATGGGTTCATCAGTGACAGAGTTACTAAACGATTACATACATGAACATTATAGTAATGTATTGTGGATAAAAAGCACCGATGATGCTAGGACAGATTCTCTTGTTATACCAGAAGCGTATCCAAAAGTTAGGTTAATTGCTAGGTATGAAACAGATTTAAAACGTGCATACCTATTACCAAAACCTTTGAAAAGATGGTGTGGTGTACAACAAATAGATTACAGTTCGTTTATACAAGATTTAAAAACAAAACTAAACGCCAAGAGTGGCACAGTTCGTTTGAGTAAAGGAACACACTTAAACTTACCTGCTACTAGAGTAATAATAGTAGATTGTAAACTAGATAATAATGAAACAGAGCGTACTTAAAATCTATGATTTAAATCCAGATCGTGTTAAAATAACCGTTAACTGGGATAAGATGTTGCCCAATGCATCTGTGTTTATACCATGTGTTAACACAGAAAAAGCTATCAAGCAGGTTAAGAAGATAGCAAATAAAAAAGGTTGGAGGATAGAAATCCATACTCGGATAGAGGATAAAAAATTAGGTATACGTTTATGGAGGATATCATAATGTGGCAAGGAAATATATTAAGATTTGTAAATTATTGGCTAGGTGAAAGAAGAATGCCTATTTCCAGACTAAAGCACAAAGTGAGAAATAGAAAATGGTTATCGAGAGTGCATTGATATGTTTAGCTATGAATATCTACCATGAGGCCCGTAGTGAGCCTATAGCTGGTAGAGTTGCCGTAGCAGAAGTAACTATAAATAGGGTGGAATCTAAGTATTACCCAAACGATATATGTGCTGTAGTCTATCAAAAAGGCAAGAAAGCTTGTGCATTTAGTTGGACTTGTGATGGGGTATCAGATACACCCCACGAGAAAAAAGAATTTGAAAGAGCCAAGAGATTGGCAAGAATGGTAATGTTAAATAAAGGAAATGTAAGAGCAGTCGGCAAAAATGTCACACATTACCATCATAAAAACATCAAGCCATATTGGCTTACAGATGTAAAAAAAGTAAAACAGGTAGGTAATCATATTTTTTATAAGATAAAATAGTTTTATTACAGAGGGTGATGTGTTACAGTGTGTTTGGCAGTATCCTCGCACTGTCGTTCTCCCTCCTAACTCCCCCTCTAATACAGGGGGGGTTTTCTCTGGAGTTATCATGAATGATGCATTACAAAAGGGGAATATAGGGGAACATATTTGTGCTATATGCTTGTTAGAAATGGGCATAGACTGTACAATAGTAAACCTTGGTGCTACAGATATATTAGCTCACGTTGGTGATAAGTTAATAAGAATACAAGTAAAGGGTAGCCACTACAAATATAGAAACGATGTAAAAAATGGGTCAGCTTTCTATCGTTTTTCTACAGCTATAGGTAAAAATAAAAAGCGTCTTACAAAACATGATTGCGATATTATCGCTTTAGTTGCCCTTGACTTACGAAAAATAATATTTTGCCTTCCTAACTTAACTGCTAATACTAAACGAGCCAAAAGTCATTATCTTGCTCCAAATGTAGAAAAAGTTACTTGGGATTCGTGTATTAAACAAATAGGTTAAATGTAGTAGAGTCTTCCCAATCACTCATAACTGCATCAATATCGGCTCTACTTCTTTTGTTAATAAATATACCATTAACCATTTGTTCACTTGTTTCCCCGTGTCTTCTCATAGACCTCTCTATATCTTCTGGAGTTATAGGATTAAATGGGTATTTACGGTTATAACTATACAAATCTTTTAAAGCTCTAGAATATATGGAAGAATTACCTTGAGACCATCCCATCCACAAACGCTTCATTATATTAGAACGTGTCTTACTTATTCTTATATCCATCTCTTTAGCAAATGAATTTTTTTGTTGTTGGTAGCTTATTCTTTTAGGTACAAGTCCTGCCATTTGTAACCCACTTTCATACAGACTTATATCATCTACTATAAGATCTCCCCTAGCTGTAGGATATTCACCCGTGACAGCAAAACCCACACCTTTAAATATGTTTCTAAACGCGGCAGGAGACATTTGCCCTACGGCTTTTGTCGCTGCAGTAACATTACCATCATCAAGAGCTGATACCAGTTTCGGTACTCCGTTGTATGTTTGACTTAACACACTACCAGCAGGGCCAAGGAATAGTTCAAATAACAAGTTACCAAGTCCTGGTTCACGGTATGGATTGGCTCTAAACAGTAAGTTAGACATTCCCACACGTTGAGATATATCTGCTCCCAATAGATCAGTAGCAGGGCCTCTAAACCATGTTTCGCCTACATAGGCACGAGTTATTGATTCTGCTGTTTCATCATCTTCCCCAAGTAAAGCAAGAATGGCGTTCATCATTAAGAATGCCCCACCTGCAAAAGGTGCGCCTTGAATACCTGCTAGTAATACAGAAGAACCTAAAATACCCACTGATTGTTTAAGTGCAATCCTAGCTTCCTTTCTAGCTTGTGGGTCTTTGTCTCCTATTGACTTTCTAAAATTGTATACTCCTTCATAAGTTACTTGTAGCATTGTGCCTATCATACGTAGACCATAACTTTTATACATTAATGCAATTCTACCAAAACCACTTTGTGCATGGCGTGGAGCGTTTACAAGTAATGCACCTCCATTCATTTTTTGTGTTTGGTATATAGCATTTTCTGCTGCTAATATTTGTTTTTCTCTGTCAGATAATTTTTGTTCTGCTTCTGTAGCTTGAGGACTATTTAGCCTATCTAACTCTAAGTCATAAGAAGATGTTAAAGCAACTTGCCTATTCATTCTTTCTTGTTGGTGAAATAAAAAAGCAGAATACATAGAAAATCTATCAAATAAACTATTCCCTCTCTTTACGCCTTCTACTCCTAACGAGTCAAACCATAATGATCTACCTGCTTGTGCTGCAGCTGCGGCTATGAGAGGTTCATACCTTACAAGTTTATCTTTAAACCTTTTACTTTTAGTTTTATCGTTTAATACATCTTCTCTTACTTTGTAAGAACCGTCTTCTTGTAGAGCATAAAAGTTATCTATTGAAGGCATAGCTCTTGCAGAAACAAACTCACTATCACCTACTTTAGCTCCCATCCTTATCTGCCTAGATGTTCCTGAATTTGTAAATATAGATATACTATCAAATATGGCTCTTGTACTTTTTGCATAGCCATACCTACCTCCTAACATTGGTAAAAACATCAAAGGTATTTGTGTAAAGTTTACAAGTGTAGAAGATAGATTAAATCCTAATGTATAAGTAAAAGCTACCCTATTTAGATTTCTTGCAAACTGGTCAGGAGGAGGATTTAAGGCGAACTTACCCCTATCCTCTAATTCTTTTATTAACGATCTTTCAAAACTAGTTAAGTCTCCTTCAATTTTTAATTTATCTAATCTTTCTAATTCTTTATTTATTTCTTGAGAGTTTCTTAGTTTTGCTATTTGTCTAGCTAAAGCATTACCTTTAGTTCTTAATCCTTCTAAAGCATCTAATTTAAAACCTAATGTGCCTTCTCTTGGAGTAAAAGATTTTGCAAAAGAAGTTTCGGGTAAAGCTTCAATAAATAAATCCATTAATTCTTTTTGGACTTTATTGTTTACCTTGTTTTTTTGGAGCATATCAAGAGCTTTTGCCATAAAAGAATCACTAGGAGCACGAGAATAAACTTTATCCATAGCTTCTTCTTTTAAAAAAGGTTGAGCGTCTACATTGTATTTACTTTTTAATGCTTTTACCGCTTGATCTCTCTCTGCTATATTTTCAAAAGCCATAACAACTTTTTCTTTATTTGAACCTGTTATGGGGTCTTTGCCTGTAAAAGATAACCAATATTGACCAGTTCTAACTAATGGAAAGTATGGGTCTATAGTGCTTTCATCAAATAATCTACCGTAAATCTTTTCTTTTAACGTTGTTTTTTCTGATCTACTTAAATTTTCTATACCGTCTATTTTTTTAAAAACAACATTTCTTAACTCTTTAAATTGATTTAAATATGTTTGTCTTAATATTTCATAGGCTTCGTGTCCTTCTTTACCTAACGTGTTCCAGTGAGGACGCATAGCTGTCCAGGCTTTTAAAGCATTGTCGTTATCTTTGTATTTTTGTTTAGCTTGAGCTTCTGTTAAATTAGGATTTGCTTGGTATAAAGTAGCAAGACTAACAACAGAATTAAAAGCGTCTATCTTCTCATTGTTTTTGTTCAACCTTTTTGTAATGCCTTCCATAGAACCTTCTACTTTTTCAAGCTGTTGGTTAACATCTTTTTCTTGTTGTTGAACAACCTTTCTCATACGTAAACCGTCAAAACCTTTTTTACCTTGTCTATCTTGGTAGTTTAAAAGATCTCCTACTAACTGGTCATCAAGAAACCCTAAAGCAAAGTTTGTTGCAGTTGGAGAGGTTTGTTGTATAGTTCCTTTACTCCAAGTAGTAAAATCTTGTAGCCATTGTGATTTACCACCTTTTGTTTTCACATTACTTTTTGCAGACATACCTTGTATGTCTTTTATAATAGCATGAGCATCTAACCCTTGCTGTCCAGCATCTCTACTTTGAGGAGCAGCAGATAAAATTTGATTAGCTAAACGAGTTGTTACTTCTTCTGCATCTGTAATATCTATTTCATTAATTGGAGATTTAAATTGAACATATCTCTTAAACTCTGGTAAAGTTATTTGAGGTCTACCAAGTAACTTTCTAATAAAGTTAGTTACTGAGTGTATAAACCTGTCAAAAGCATTATGTTGTTTACCTCTTATGTGTATAGTTTTTAAAGTTTCTCTAAATGCAGGGTTGCTAAGTCCTTCAGCTACAAATTCACGTAAGTTTCTAGACCCATAAAAATCTCCTAGATGACCTTTAACTTCTTTAAACAATGAATTAAGTTGTTTAGTTACAGGATGAGATGCGTTAGATAAAAGAGCATCTGTATTGGCATGAGAAAGTTCATGGAACAAGGTGTGTATATTAATACCTATTTTAGAATCTAGTTTTATTGTATTTGTTTTTGGATCAAATAATCCAGCAACTGCTCCTCCACTTTCTAGTTTTAAATTATCTACAACCTCTACTTTAGTAGTACCAACATTTTTAAAGAATGCTTTGGCTAATTGTCTGTTTCCTTCTCCATCATTTTTTATCGCCATTATCCTTAAAGCTGTTTTAAGGTCTCCTTGTTTTAAAGCTGTAACAGCTTCTGATCTTATGGGTAAACTTGTTTGCAGAACTGCTGAAGCTTCTAAACCTTTATCTTTATCTAAATTATCCTTAGACCTAACTATAGTAGAGTACATTTTGTTTAGTATATCTAAATCTGGCTTACCGCTAGTAGGTTTTGTTCCTTTTACCCCAGTAGGTTTTGGTTCTTGGGTCTTTACTTTTTTAGCTTTTGCTTTTTTAATTAGTTTTTGGTTTTCTTGGACTAATTTTTTACCTGCATTTGTATTTCCATATATTTTTGGAGGTATATTAGGGTTATTTTTTGTGTGGATGTCATTTAAAGTTATACCAGCAATAGCAGCTTTCCGATTTTCTTCTTTTAATTGGTACTCATAATCTCTTTCATTTTGAATCTGCCTTTCTCTTATGGCGGAATTTAAATTTACAGCCGCCCCGTATTTATCTGTAGTTACACCTGTATCCTGATATTCTACTTTTTCACTTTCATAAAACATTTCTAGACTTGCTACAGTGTCTTTATCAAAGTTTGCTTTTATCCATATTAAAGCATTTTCTGCTGGTTTTTTACCTGTAAATTTAAAGTGTGCGTTTTCTTCAGGCGTTGCTTCTGACGTAGCTTTTTTGCCAGAATCTAACGTAACTCTATAGTTATCTTGCCCTGATACTCTGTCTTCAATAATAAACTCCAAAACATAAGTGACATCAGGTGATTTTTTAAAATATCTTTTTGCAGATATTGCAGGAGAAACTTGACCTTTTATTTGTGAAGGCATTTGTTTTTCTAATACAGAATCTTTTTCTAATAATAATGTACCAACTGCAAGTAAATCAGAATTTTTTAGCATCTCATCAATACTAGCGCTAGGTTCTTCTAATTTTAAATTTTCGTCATAAAACTTTTTTAGTAACTGATTTTCTTTTGGGCCTGTTCTTTTACCAAATGTATTGAAAATATTATTTAATTGTATTTGAGTTTTTTCTTTTTGTGCCTTTTCTCTTTTTTCTTTGGCTATTTTTTCTGCTTTTGTTTGTCTATCTTTTTCAAGTCTAGCTTCAGCAGACGATACTTCGCCTTTTCTTTTTGATGCTTGAAACTTTTTCTCTATTTGTTTTGCTTCGTCAGCAGTTACTTTTATTTTTTGTAGTCTTTTTCCCTTTGCGCGTCTTATGGCCTTACCTTCTAACACTCCTCTTTTAAAAAGGTTTTGCTCTAATGCTTTTATAGCATCCGCTAATGCGTTATTTTCAAGATCTACACCTGCTTTTTTAAGGTCTTCAGGTGTCATTGTAGATTTTAATAACTCTTGGGCTTCTACTACGTTTACTTTTGAAGTATCTATTGTATCTAAAGGTGAAGATATGTCTGGAAGATCAAGCAACTCTTGTTCTAAGTCAGTGGGCCCTGGTTCAGTAGTAGCTACTTGTGTAGTAACTTGTTCTCCTGCTTTCTTACTTAATTCCTCTGTAGCACGTCTTATGTCATTTTCGTCTTTTAAGTCTATACCGTTATCTTTAAAAGTTTTTATTGTTTTCTTATTGTATACAGGTAACTTACCTGTTTTATTGTAAAAATTTACTAAATCTTGTGCTGGACGAGTTAGTGCAGGGTCTCTTTGTCCTTCTCTTCCATCGTCTGTTCTAATATCTCTGTTATTATCTCCCACTCTTGTTGGTTCAGATGTTTCAGTTGCTTGGGTATCAATACCAAGTGTTGCATCCCTTCCTGCATCCGATACACTATCTTCAACGCGAGTTCCATCTCCTCCCTGCTCAACGATTGTAGTCCCATCTTCTTTTGCCTGTAGTTGTTTCTTTACAATATTTTGAATTATTTGAGCTGTTCCTTTGTCAGAATCAAGTAATGATGGTTGATCTGGCTCTGGTTTAACTGTTTTTGTTGTTTCTGTTTCTTCTTTTTTAGGAGTACCTTTTATTATACTTTCATATTTTTCTCTTTCACTAATTTTGGGTTTAGTTCCAAGATCAGTATCGGGTAAGAAAGTTTCAAGTTGTTCCTCCTTCGGAGTAGCTTTGAGTATGTCCTTTTCTCTTTTCTTCGCTTCTTTTTTTGTAATAGTAGGCACTCCAGCTTCTTTTGCCTGTGCTTCTTTAGATTTAACTTGTGTATCTTTCTTATCAAAATCAAATTCAAACTGCCCATCTTCTGTTGCTATAGGTGCTCCAGGTGCTTTTTTTGAAGGGTCATCATCTAATTTAGGTGTATCTAACTTAGGTGTTTCTGTAACACGTTCTATTTCTTCTGCCACTGTTGTAGTAGGTCTACCTCTAGATCTTATTGCAAGGTCAAGTAATCCTTGTGTAAACACACCTACAGCTGTTCCATAACCAGCAGCTTCTCCTGTTCCTTCTTTAAGATCTACTTGGGGATTATAACCTGTTTGTTCAATCCAGTTTTGTGCTCCTTGTGCAGCAGCTTCCTGTGCGCCTTCTATACCACCAGTAGTAAAAGCTCTTCTTATTCTAGCAACAATGCCTCCTATTCCATCTTTACCACCTCCCATTTTAAAGGCTTTAAGAGGAGCAAACATTTCAAAAGCTCCTACACCTGCACCCAATAACCTATCTCTAGGTGATAGTTCATCTAATTTACCAGCTGCAATAGCTCTATCTCTTTGTTCTTCTGCGCCTCCTGCAACTACAAGACCCAAAGCTGCGGGTATGCCTACATAAGGAATTAATGCAGTTCCACCTATGGCTCCAAAAGAACCTAACGCTTCTCCAAATTTTCTTGGCCCTACATCTAGAAGAGATGCATCAGCATCTTCAAGGGCTATCTGTTGCCACATATCAGGTCGAGTATACTTATCTCGCAACGACCCTATACCTGAAGCTACTTTTCCTCGTACATATTGTTCTTGTTTTTCAGGAAGAAGCTGACTAGCGCCTTCTATGCCTTGTTCAAAAAGAGTTAATACTCCAGAACCTATACCTTTAAATGTTTCTCCTACGCGGTCTGCAAATGTAGCTTCTGCAAATCCTTGAGGTAACGTTCGTTTAGAAGGTTTAGGCTGTTCTTCTTTTTCTGCTTCGTATAAAGAAACAACTTGTTCAAAAGTTAAATTAGCAGGGCCTTGTACACGTACTGGTGTACCATCTTTTTTGTATATTTCATAAGTAGCCAATTAAGCACCCGATCCGCCTAATGAATCTTCTAAACTTTTTAGCTGGGCTTTAATAGCATTTTCTGTAGCTACTAACTCTGCGTAACCTTCATTACTCATTTTTATAGCATCAATAGCAGCAGGAAGAGCTTCTAACCGATCAAGTTCTGTTTGATCTTCTAGTTGATTATTTTGGTATCTAGCTGTTAGGTCAGTTAATTCTTCAGTTAAATCCGTAATTTGAGGGTTAAATTGAAAACCAAATCCTTGTTTTGCTTCTTGAGTTTCTAACAGTAACCTTCTAAGATTGTAAACATTTTTGCTTATTCTAGCATCGTTTCTTAGTTGTGCTTGTATTTCATTTGACCGAGCTCTTATATTATTTTCTTGTATTTTAAGCATTGTGTTAATGGCCATTTTAGCTGTTTCTGATGCTTTTGCATAAGTTATTTGGTCAAACTCAGATGCTGCTCTACCAAAAGCTCCTCCACCACCACGAGTGTCCATTCTAGTTAAAGCATATATTAGTTTAGCGTACCCACCTTTTTCACCCCTATATCTATCTTCTAGCTCAGATATTAGGTTAACTACATCATTCATAGAACCAACATTACCTATACCACCAGAACCAGAACCTGTGCTAGTCGAACTAGAAACAACTTTATTTTTATCTCCACCCTTTTTATCGTCACCTTCTTGGTTGCCATCATTTACTACAACCATACCTTTGCCAGTGTCTATGTCTTCGCTTCCACTATAAGCTGCAGGTCTAGTAAGAGGTTCTCCAGATTTAGTAACAACAGCAGACTTATAATCTTGGTTGATGTTTTCTTCTGGTCGTGGTGCATCTCCAAATATATAATCCAATCCTTTCTCAAGAAGTGGTACACCTTTATCCCCAGCAGCTAGTAACGTTTCTACAGCTTTATTTCCTATATTCTCTGCCATTTCTCCAGCTTGTTTTTTAACATTTGCTGCTTGGTTTGCGAGTGAAGTAGTAGGATAGTTAGTTAGTTGTTCTATATATCCATCAAGATTACCTGGAGATATCCTATTTTCTCCTGCTGCTTTAACAGCTTCTGAATCCACAGGTAATGTAGATGGGAACTGTTGCGCTTCTACCATCTTCATCATTGCAGGGTCTATATCTTTATTGCCGTAAATACCCGCTAACCCCTTTTGAATATTTCTTTTTCCTTGCGCATTCATAAATGCTATAGCTTCAGGATCGCCCATTCTAGCTTTTCTAGCCATGTCTTGTAAAAACATTAGTTCGCTAGTTACGTCACTATAAGCTTCTCGGTCTCCAGCTAATTCCTTCCGAAATTGTCTTTTATCATCTCTAAATTTTTCTATAGCGTCATCAGCTGCCTTTTCTTGTTTAGTAGCATACTCCAGTATAGCTTTATTTCTATCGACTAAATCTTGTTCAGTTCCAGGAACAAGTCTTCCAACACCCGCATCTTTTGGATCATAATACGGAAAGCCATATAAATACTTATCTGCATCATATGCTTGATCAAAATACTTGTCACTAAGAGCTTCGTTTTGAGCTATACGTAAATCTGCGTTTTTTATAAAAGCTTCTTTATCCTGTATTGATTTGTTTATATCGCGTAAATCAGACCTAAGACCTCCTAGTTCTTGAGAAACAGCAGCGTTAGTATTTATATTTCCCCCACCTAATACTGAAGGATCAGGACTTGAATAGTCTCCTCCAAAAATAATTTCATTTGCAGCATCTTTAGCTTTGTCAACACCTTGTTCTGTATACTCTTTGCCTTTATCAAAAGCTCCTTTAAGCATTCCAGGTATTGATATTTCAGATTTAGGTACTGATATTTCAGGTATTTTAGCAATAATATTGTTTGCTATTTCGTTTGCATCATCTAAAACAATGTCTTTTTGAAGACTTAATTCCTGTATAGCAGGCACAACATAGTTCTGTACTAAGTCACTTTCTTTTATATTTTTTATTGTTTCTCCACCCTTTTGTTTTACTTTTTCTAAAGTTTTAGTCAAAATGCTTTTAATTGTTTCTCCAGTTGAGTAACCAACAATCCCACCACTAGCAAGATTCATATTTTTCTTATTTTTAGCAATACCTTTATTAAAGTTAGCCATCTTTAAAGGTTGCATTGGTGCTTGAAAGTTAATATTAGATGGAGATTTTGCACCTCTATCTGCAAACTTGTTCATATACTTGTTACGTCTTCTAAGATTATTAGTTAGTACACCTGCTACTCCATTAACTTTATCGTTAATTGTTTGGTCTACTAAATTTTGTTCTAGTTGTTGTTTAATAGTAGGCGGTTGCCCTCTATTTTGACCTGCTTTTAATATTATATCTCTTTTAGATGCGTCTATTTTACCTTTAAGTTCATTCAAAGCTAATATTTCTACAAGGGATTCTGTTATTGCAAGAGGACCTTTGTTCTTATCTTTTTTTAAGTTTTGATTAACTAATTGTTCTAGTCCTCCAACATTGTTAGAATAAGCTTGTTCGGTCATAGCTACATCTTTAAATATATTGGTCATGCTTTTTTATCTCCGCCTAATAAAGAATCTATAAATTCCATAAAACTACCTGCTGTAGCTCCTGCACTTAAAAATTGATTTGCAGCTTGGTTTATATAATCTCTAGCTTCTATTGGTAAATCTTGTAACAACGATTGCATGAACTGAACTTTTTTAAATGGATCATCATATTCTTGCTCAAATTGTTTTTTGTCCTCTGCAATACCTTCTGCCTCTATATCTCGTTGTATACCACCTGCATCTAGTTGTCTTTGTAATGCATCTAATCCATAATTTCTCATAGTATCTTGCATACCTACTGCTTGGTCAAATGCTTCTTTGTATCCTGTCCCATATATATCTGCTAACTGGTTACTCAATGTTTCATCACTTAAACTTTGCAGCACCGCTTGTCTACTACCACCATACGCACCTGCTTTATTTAATTTACCCATATTTTCTACGTTACGTATATTAGCTTGTCTAACAGCTGCATCTACTTGGGGTTGCAAAGCATTTTCTAAATAGGGATTCATATAGTTACCTATAGAAGCAGAGGTATAATCTCCCATAGCCATTCCTGGTATATTTAAACCGCCAATACCTGCAAACGCTTGTTCTTGAAGATCAGATGCACCTGCGCTTAAAGGTCCTCCGTATGCTTCGTACGGCATATTAGATAAAGCTTCTCCTCTACCTAACAAATCAGTAACATAAGGCCCTGCCCAAGTTGACAACGTTGATTCTGTACCTGCTGTTGAAACTCCTGCAGATCCTTGGTTTTTATCTATTCCAGTGCTCATTACGCTACTCCTGTTTGTGCTAACCTTGACATAAAGTTTTCAGGGTTTATTTGATCTCCCTGATCTTCTCCACCATGTTTTGCACGTCTCACGGTTTCTCTAAATTCATCTAATACTTTTGCTCCTGCATCAGTATTACCATTTCCTAACATAGATACTATTTCTGCATCCATAATATATTCACCCCCTGCTAAGTTTATAGGTTGTCCTTGTACTTGTGCAGGTATAGTATCTCCCATACCATCTTCGGAACTTTTTAACAATCCACTATCAGGCATACCACCAACAGCATAACCTTTTATTTTACCACCTTCTTTTATTCCGCTTTGCCCTGAAAGACCTGCCATTTCATTTAAAGTAGTAATTATACTGTTTCTATTTTTTGTTAGTTCGTCTGGTTTATATTGAGCTAACTGTTGCAAAATCATTAATCGTTGACGCAACATATTAGTGTTAAAGTTTTTATTTGCATAAGGATTACCTTCAGTAGGATTATCTGATAAAGCATCTTCATGTGCAGCAATTTGTGCCTGAATGTTAGCACCACTCTGAACTTGTTGAATAAACGTATCAACAGTGGCAGTAAAAGGAGAGGAACTGACAGCACTAGGAAGATCACCTGGAGCAAAAGCCGTTTCAAGCCCTTCCATTGTTTTATCAGAACCTTCCATATCTACAATGCCTTCTGCTAATGCTCTATCAGCATCATTTTTCGTAAGAGGAACAAAATTACCACTTGTATCAGTAAATCCTACAACTGTTATTCCATTGACGTTTTTGCCTTGTAACTGTTGGTTGTACACATCCATATTATGGTCTTGAGGGTTTGCTGCTGCTATATCGTATTTTGACCCTCCTTTAAAATATTCTGCTCTTGCATCTGATCTACCACTACCACCAGCCGCGCGTTTGTAAGCATAATATGCTTTGTCTCTTAATTCTTCGTCATCAGACCCACCCATGTTTACAGTGTCTACAAACCCAGGCATAGATGCTTTTGCTTTTTCTGTTGGGTCAGTTATTTTATTATATGCTTCTCTTTGAGCTTGATTTCCTGGATCTCCTCCCGTAAACGTAGTTTTTAAATCACTAAGACTTAAAACATTACCAAAACCTGAACCTCCTTCAGGGTATTTTTCTTGGTATTCTGTAAGAGCTTCACTAGGCTTATTAGAGTCATTACTACCATCACCACTAAACATATTACCAAGAGATTCAAGTCCACTTGTTATATAATCTTTAGCTCCTTCATAAGCATCAGAAACAAACCCTATAAAACCGTCTTTTTTATAACCTGCTAACCCGCCATCAGCTAATCCTTTTAAGCCAGAAAGACCTGAATAACCTGGAATTGGTTTATTTTTATCTAACATATATGGACCCATATCATCTTCTTTATAGCTTTCTTCTGGAGTTATATCAGGTTTCTTTTTATAGTTAGAAGTTTCTGCAAATGCCATCAAAGGAGGCGCACTATAAGGGTTCATCATATTCATTATGCCTAACTGGTTGGCTTGTGCATCAGCTGAAGTAATAGCTTCGCCTACATCTTCTCCTTCTGGAACGTAATTTATATCAGAAAAGTAACGTCTACCACCACTTCCAGGTCTTCTACCATAATCAAAATTAGTAACAGGAGATCTTACAGCTGTATATGTAGGTATTCCACCCTGATAACCTACAGGAGTATCAGGTGGTTCTAATATCCCAGATGCGCCCACACCCAAACCTAAAATACCTGCTATTTTACGAGGGTCTAAAGTTTTTTTGTCGTCCTTATAAAAAAATAAATTTTTTACTTGGTCTGTTAAACTTAATTCTTTATCTTCTTCGTTCATACTATAGCCCTTTTTTCTTCATCTTCGTCTTCATCTTCTTCCTCCCCTTCAGGATTTATTATACTGTCATATGGACCTCTTTGCATCAACTTTATTAAGTCATCTGTAACATTTTTATCAGTCTCAAAAGGTCTTATAAACTTAGATTCCTGTTCTGGGTTAGCAAATATACTACTAAAATCATAAATATAGTCCAAATCTACTTTAGGAGGCACTATTGATAATGTATTTATAGCATTTCTTCCTAACATTGAATAGTCTTTCTTTTCTTCTGCTTTTTTCTTTCGTTCATCTTCTACAGCAGTAGTAACTAAAGGTTGAGTAATTATTTGCTGTTGCTGTTGTTGCTGTTGTTGCTGCTGTTTTTGTTGTTGAGCAGTTGTAAATGCACTTATATCTAACAAACCTTGTACAGTTTGTGTAGTGTCTTGTGTAGAGTCTGTTGTAGTTCCATCAGAAACATAAGGGTCAAATGTATAACTTGTAAAACCAGAATCTGCTGGAGTAGAAATATCCATCTCTAATACTTCTCCAAGATTCTCTTGCATATTAGACCAATATTGAGTTTGATCTAAATCTCCTCCATCGGTAGAAAACTTTGAATTATTTATTTTTTCTTTTACAATTTTTTCTACTTCCGAAATGTTTTGGTCAGGATATAATTTAGAAAAAGTATCTTTTTCTTGTTGAGTTAAACTCCCTCCTTCGTTGTTAATAATCCTATACCCAATATTACTTGCTAGTTCTGGAGATACAGTTATACCATCGAATATATAATCTGGATTATCTATAGTTACTGTTTCATCAATATATTTTCCATAAGTATTTAGTTCACTTTTATAATCAGGTTTGCCTATATTTGAAACATCTGCTAATCCCACAACTGGAGAACCTGCAGCTGCACCCAAACCTTCTTTTGTTCCTTCTCCAAATTCTGTAACTAAATCTTGCCCAAGATATGCAAGTAGCTTTTCGTCTTCCTTACCTAACGTAGTACCAATTCCCCATTTTTCAGATAATTTTTCAAAAGTTTCACTAAGTCCTTCTACCACAGGAATACTACCTAATTTAGCTAATCCACCCAAAACTTTACTACCAAATCTAGTAGCAGGACCTAAAATAAGCCTGGATTGTGCGTAATCTAATGAAGCTCCTATACTTCCTGTTAATAATAAAGTCTTTTTCATATCTGCTAACATGGCTGTTGCACCTGCAAAATCTCCACCATACTCAGCTTTATATTTTTGAAATTCAGGGTTAGTAGCTCTCCATTCATCGTTTTCAAAGAGCTCTCCCATAACACGTTCAATTTCAACATTTGAAGCACCCATAGCTTCTGCCGCGTTTTGTACAAGTCCTACTGCTGTACCTATTGGGCCTCCCGAAAAGAATAAAACATCAGCTATATCGTCAACAAGTCCTCCTGAAGCTTGAAGAAGCGTACCATCAATGTTGGGATCTTCTCCTAAAGATGCCTTTGAAACGTCTACAGGAACAACAAACTGCACTCCTCCAGGCCCTGTCATATATTGAAAAACTACGTTACCTTCTACGATATTTTTTTCCATTCTTTCTTTTGCTTTTGGACTAAGTCCTTCCAAATACTTAGCTTGTTTTTCTCTTGTAAGTTCTACAAACGTTTTTGCCTTAAAATTAGGTGAACCAATCGTATCATTTATATATTCTAAGGTAGCATCAGTTTCAGATTTTTTGTCTGGGTCTACATATTTACTCCCATAAACTCTAGTAACTCCTGCATCAGCTAAATTTCTTAACTCTTTAAAAAATAAAGGTAATCCTTCGGCAGTAGCCCAAGCCATTTCAAGTCCTTCTGTACCCATTTTCTTAGAAGTATCTTTTCCCATAGCCCCACCCCAATATTCTCCAAATACAGGTAAATATTTAAAAAAAGCATTCATGTATTCAGCATTGCCCATAGCCATACTTTCCATCATGGGGTTCCATATGCCATACCCCACTCCTTCTGCTCCAAATACAGAAGATTTTGAAAAAGTTTTAGGTAAGCTTTTTAGAGTGCTTTTTGCAGTTTGTCCTGTAAGACTTAAAAGCCAACTAGGAATTTGTTTCCAGTTAGACAAAATTGGCATGGATAAACCCCTTAATGGGTTAGATATATCCCAAGGAGCAGGGGCACTAAATCCTTCTCCTGTTTGTAGCTTTCCTAAATCTGCCATTTTTTTCATATATCCAGGAGTTATCATGTTAACCATGAGCCTATCAACGTCTGTTTTCTCCATATTATCTAGGTTTTTTGAGGTTTGTTTATTATTTATGTCAAACCCTGATAAATTATTTATGGCTAAGATGTTATCTACACTTAGTTCTCTACCAAACATTAGTTTAGCTGACATATCTGCGTCTAAAATATCTCCTTCTTTTGCACTAATTTTTAAATCATCGGGAGCATCTCTATTATGGATTTCTATGTTATCTAATATGTCTTCTGTAATTTTTTGACCTGGAGTTATATCTTCAAATTGAACATCGTTGGGAGATACTAAATATTCAGGGTTTTTAAGATTATGATCCATTATATTTCTTGCTGTTTCAGCTGATACTATTTCACCTACTTTATATTCAGTAAAAGAAGACAAGTCTCCTTCCATATCTACTATATATTGTAAATCTGATACAGATTTGGCTTTTTTAAATGCATTAATTTGTTTTTGGTCGAACTCAGAAAGTTGATCGTATACGTCTGTAGGTTCTGTACCAATAGAAACCTTGTTTAGAATTGTTTCTAGTGCATTAATTTGTGACTGCACTGCAGATTGGTCAGGCACACTAAGATAATCATATAATTCAGTTTTTACGGCTTCTAAATAAGCTTCTGCGTTTGTAAAATTATCAGGTAAAGGTATCCCTTTGTCGTATGCAATTTTCCAACTACTTTCGGACTGTTTATCTGAAGGTGTACCTAAATTTACATAAGAACCATCTTCAAACACAAAAACACCTTGTTTTTTATCTAGACCTTTTTTATCACTCCAAGTTTGAACTTTACCATCTTTTTCAAGGGCTTTTCCTTTTCCATCAACGATTACACCGTTAGAAGCAACTAGAGTACCATCCTTTTTTTGAGTAAGTCCAAATCCTTTTAATAAGCCCGATGCAAAGTTTTCTACAGGTTTTTCTAATAGTTTACCCAACTTTTGTTCAGATGATGTACGTAACGAACCATAATAAGCATTATTTACAGCTTCTTTTCCTCCTCCTTGTAAGCCTACTATTGTAGCAGCAGTTATGGCTCTAGTAAGTTCTTGATCGAACCCTTTACCTACAAGTCCTGTGGTTTTGTCCAACATACCACTCATTTGTTCAGAAAATAACCCTACAACTGCATCAGTAATAGTCCCTGCTTTAGCTACAATATCTACTCCTTTAGCTATAGCATCCTGTACTTCAGGAGATATAATATCAGTGCCTAATGCCTGTGTTTCTAAATCACTAAAAAAGTTAGTAAACTCCTTTACTCCTGACTGTAATGGATCGCTTACTTGGTCTAAAAAACTAGTAGCAATAGAAAACTCAAGATCTCCACCTTTACCCAGTTTACTGGTAACATCAGATACGATCTCACTTGTAGACTTTACTAAGTTAGTATTTATATTGAGTTCAGTAAGAGCAGTTGACGTGTAATCACCTATAGCTTCAGACACTTTGGGAGTAACAGCACTCAATACTACATTACGTAATATATCATCAAAATCAGCTCCATTTTGTGCAGCAAATGCAGCATTAACAAAAGGAGATAACTGAGGAGCAAGTATACTAGTGCCTACTTGAACTACAAACTGTATTGGTTTATCTGCTATAGCCTTTGCTGTGTTTTCTACTGCTTTCCACGCATCATTCAAGCCATCAGCAATATCACCAGGATCATAAATCTGTAGGTCACCAGGGTCCCAACTATCTTTTAGGTCATCAAATGCATCATCAATACTATCTCTTAGGTCATCCCACCATTTGCTAAATACACTCATCTACTATGACCTTTTTTGTATATTAGTATCCCAAATAGAAGTTATAACATCTTTTGTTTGAGACATTCCCATAGCTACATTTGACTTACTCATTTCATTCTTTATTTCTATGTACACATCAAGATATTTTTTATCTACTCCTGATATTACCCCTTTAGTAATACCTAAATTTATTAAGTTTTCTATTAAAGATACTGAGTTCTTAACATAGTTTGTTTTAGTATCTATATTATATGGTATAACTAATGCGCTTTTTTTATCTTCATTAAAATTTACTATAAATACTGTGTTATTTTTTTGAAACTTTTTTGCTCCTGGCTTAGATAAAAGACTTTCTGCAAACAACATGGCTTTAGATACATCTTCTTTTTTTGCTTTTTCTTCACTTAATATTGCTTGAGTTATAACCACAGGGTAAGGTAATTTTTTCTCTCCGCTATTTACTTCTTTTTTCATATTAGCTCACCTCTAACATACTTAATATTATATGTAGTAAGTTTCCTGCACCTGCTTGAGCTTTTATTATATCCCCTGCTTCTAATACTATGGGGGATGTTAATAGTTCTGTAGTAGCATTTCCTGCTATTGATTTAGATTTAAAAAGGTTAAAAACAGCAGATCCACTAGTTGTTAAAGTTATTGATATATTTGTTCCTGTGTTACCATCTTCTGTAACTAATATAGACTTAAGAATAGCAGTAGCTCCAGTAGGACAAGTATATACTGTTGTATTGTTTGTGTTTGTTAAGTCAGCTTTTGCGCTTCTATAATTATTTGCCATTTATCCTAAAAACCATGCTGTTGCTTCTGCTTGTTCTTTTAATGTAGTCTTTCTTAGCGCATCATCTACCTGACTAAAATAAATACGCAAAATATTATTTAAATTACTTTGAAATCTAATATCATACTCTTTTGGAGCTATAGGTAAAACTGGAGCTGTAAAATTTATGTCGGTATCTGATTCTGGCATTATCTTCTCCCATCTGGACGCATTCTAATTCTCTGTGCGCCTACTTGCCATTGAGTGCCTACGTCACTGGAACTAACTTTAAATAATACTTGTCTACCTCTGAAACGTAAATCCAATTCTTGTGTATAGTTTTCATACAACCCATAAACAGTAGGGGGATATGTGGCTGATATCTCTTGTTTGTAACCTTTTTGTTGGGGGTAGACTACAGTATTTCCACCTTGAGTTTCCGAAAAGTCTTCTCCTCCTACAGAAGGAGGTTGTGGAGTTACACCTGAACCTGAATTAGCAAAAGTAATAAATTCAAAAGTTAGCTTGGGTGTTTGTGTCCAGTCAGAACCAGAAAACAAGATATCAGGTAGTAGTTTATCTACAAACATAAATCTATCACCATCGTCTAAATCAAAGAAAGATGAGGTAATTCCTGCATTTATAGAAGAAGCCGTAGAGGTAGATTTATCATCAATACCTTTTTCATGAAATAGAAGCCTACCTGCTGTAGTGCCAGTATTACCCGTACCACCTGTAATGTAAGCACTGATTGGATAGTCTTGTATACCAGAATCAATCCAAGCAGTTCTAAAGAAGCTACCATAATACCATATATCATCTACATAGTTGTAAATTACATACTTGCCGTTATAAAACCACCATACTTCATTAAAAGCTTCGTTTGTACCTGCACTTATTTGGGCAGTTTGATCTCTGTCTACGCCTGCAAACACATATTTTTTTACTTTACATGGAAGAGGTCTTACTGTGCCATCATATATGTAAAATTGATCTTTACCCATCCAAAAAGCTATACCTGATGCATAAGCAACCGCATTTTGAGATATGATAGATATGTTATCACCTACTAATTGTTGACCCCACACGGCTTGTCCACCTATATAAGAAAAAGCATATAATGAAGAGTCTGTCCAAACTAATATCTCTTGTCTACCTTGTATGGCAGTTACAATCTCAGAACCTCTTGCTAAAGGTAACGAACCAGCTTGGTTTTCTGCAGAAGGAGTCCAGTTAGTAGGATCTTCTTGATCTGACCAACGAACAAGCATTGGATCTAAAGATATACTACCTAACGGGTTTACACCAAAACAGAAAACAAATCTATTGTCTGATACTAAAGATAAATTTTGTACTACAGGTGTGTTAGAAGCTCCAGGTCGAGAGGATAATAAAACTCCACGATTTGCATCATTCACACCATTACTAGCATCCCAGTAATATAGTACACCTCCTTTAAATCCAAAAATTAAATCTTCTCCAAAGTTAGATTGTGACCATATGCGTATGGCACTAATATCTGTTGTTAGACTTGAGTGCCCCCAAGCATCTTCGCCCCATGTACCAGAACTCCAACCATTTATAGGCTGGGCATTGTCTGCTCCAATATTTATTTGATACGTGCCAACTGTAGAACTACCTCCATTACCAGAATCTGAACTATTAGCACTAACAAAACTGCCTCCAAAATCTGCGGGATCTATATTACCCCCTGCAGTTGTAATATCTCCTATGGCAGACACAGTTCTTGCTTTTATTTTATATGTATTAGCGTCTACAATTTCATGAATTTGATATTCTTGGTTTAATATATCTGCAGTAATATTTCCTCCTAGAGAGGCTGCGTCACTAAAAGTAACAAAATCGTATACAGTAGCTCCATGACCTGTATCGGTAACAGTTACTATTTCAGACCCATTTGTTGCAGAAAACGTTACATCTCCTGCGGCTGTAGTAGATCTAGTTGGTGTTATATCATAATATTTACCACCCATCTCAATGTAAAACTTCATTTGAGTTCCTACACCTATAAGCTTCAAACCTCCTAAAGTAGTCCAGTTAGATAAAGATCTGCAAGCACCAAGGAAATACTTTTCAGATATACGTTCCCAACCACCTATTTTTTCAGGAAAACCTTTTCTAAAACGTATATTATACCCATCATACCAACCACCTTCAGAAGCATACATGGTATTTTCTCTATCTATTCCAGGTTTAAATAGAATTTTTTTAAAAGGCATTATATTTCCTTATCATCTTGTTGAGTCCCAGGTATTACTTGGCAAAATGGTTTTGCTTGATGAACTGCTGGAAACTTAACGGCTTTATTTGCTTTAGATATCGCGCTCTCAAAACATTTTTCTTTACTAGTGTACAGATCATTTCCTGTAATCACCATACAGCTTTGAGCGTACATACTACCACAAACTATTAATATGGACATCCACATTATAACACGTCATTCTATAAGCTCAAAGTGAGGACCATCAATGAAGGGCCTTCGACCTTGGCTACGTCTTAAATCAATATAGCTATTCATAGCATCTTCCATTGTACCATTCCATGATCTTATATCATCTATACTCCATGCTGCTCCCCATCTAATGGTTACATTATTATCTCTAGCAGCTTGAGCCATTGCATCAGCGATATCATCGTAAAGATTCAGCTCCCATGATGCCCTCGAACCAACATAGGCCATGAGATCGACTGCGTGACCTGTAAGGTGTTTTGATGCCATTGTTTGGCTTGCGCCTTTATCTACAAGTTCGCGTTGTTCTGCTTCTGTTCTCATCCCACAAATCACACCAAAGTCTACCTTTGAATAGGTTATGGCATCTTTAACAACAAAAACTAAATCAGGGTGTACGCCTTCAAGACGGTCTAAAGATCTTTGGCTTAATTTAAAACTCATTTTGTTAGTCCTTTCTGTTTTTCATACGTCCTAAGTGATCCAATTCCGAGCATACCTCCGAGGACAGTAAGAAGTGTACCCATATCAAAACTGGGTAAATCAGGTATGTTTGTTCCAGTTAGTGCAACTATAAAAATAATAACTGGCTGAAGAATAAAGTGATAGCAAAAAGCAACCCCACAGACCCAACCAACGAAAGGCCTCCAGCCACCTTTAAACAAGCTTCCACTAGCCGCTTCTGCTGCATTAACCTCAATTTGGGCGAGGGCCAGCTGTTGAGCGTGTTTTTCTGACATGGTTGCAATCTCATGAGAAAGTTTTCTCTTTAGATCTGTATCAGGTATTGCTTTGTCTAGTATCTTAGATACTGGTTGTATAAGACTATCTAATAGGCCCATTATCCTCCCCTTTGTTTGCACGTTTTGCTAATTGATTAAAACCAATAAAAGAGCCGATGACTCCCATGTTAGATAATATCCAAATTTCAGCAATCCCACTTAAGTGATCTATTTTTTCGTTAGATATTAAAGGGGTCATTAATACAATGATAAATACAGTTACTGTTAATGCAGAAAACCAAACTAAATGACGTTGCTGATCTTCTTTTTTATCACGATTCTCAAGCAAAATCATACGTTCTCTTCGTTCTAACTCTTTATCATCTACTATTCCATCACCATTTTTATCTGCTTTTTCCCAGATACTACCTTTTTGTAATCTTTTTTGCACCATGATATACCTACCTTATAAACACCCATTTAGGTGGAAAAATTGTTGCCCAATAATAAGCTGCTAATACAACAGCTATAAGTATTAAATCCTCAACTTCCATTATACCACTCTCTAAAACTAGGACTACCGCGTTCCATTGCGTTTAACAATAATGCACCAAATACGGTAATCGCAAGACCTACCACAAGTAAAATACCTATTCCTATGGCTACCATTTCGATTATTTCTTCCTGCTTCTGCTTTCTCGCTTTAGCTGCTTCCTTCGCTTTTTCTTTAGCCTCTTGAATACGCTGTGCTCGTAAATCCACAATAGATTTAAACGTGCCGTGTCCAAAACGCTGGTCAATAAGGACTGACATTTCATAACGCTGTTCTGCAGCAATTTTTGCATCAATAACTTCATGGGCGATACTCTTTATTCCTAGTTGATCTTTTATACTTAATCCGTCTTTTTTGCTCCTCTTTGCATTTATTTGTTGCTCTCCATCCAGTAAGTCATCTATTGCTCCAACTATATCATTTACATCTTTAGCCGTATTTATGCTTGACTTTATAAAATCTACACTCTGTCTTACAAGATTGATACCAGTTACTATGTCTCCTAAAACCATACCTCATGCTCTCATTACTAGAGATATTAATAACACTATTGTCGTACCACTAGCCCCTATCAGTATCATTTCTAACCTTTTTACACGTCCTAGTATGACTGTCCAACGTTCTTCGCTGACAGCTTTATGTACTTCAAATTCTGTCCTCAAATCATCACTCATTATTACCTATCTCCTATGAAAAAGCTATAAATATAAAAGTTGCAGAGGATTGAGAGCTTACTATTGTAAACCCACTACTATAGGGTTGTATAAGTCCTGATTGGCCATACACTGATGACCCTGCATGGTCATAATTAATAGCAAGATAGTCATCGCCACCTGTGGTTATACCTTGTACCGAACTAAACATATACCACTGTATGTTCATTATACTGCTTGTATTACTCGCATCTCTTATCAAAACATATCTAGCAGAACTAGCAAACCCACAGTCTACATTAGTAGCATTGCCATTTGTGTGTGATATATGACCAACTTTACTAACTCCTGCCTTTGTAGCAAAGGATATAGCAGCATAATCTACTCCACTAACATTTTGCCCAGCATTATTGGTTACTCCAGCACCTGAAAGATCGCCTGCAAAACATAACTGATCATTCCAATCACTTCCAACAGTAAACACAGAAGAAGTTGGGGCAGAATAAGACCCCCAAGATACATCATCTGCCCAAGAAGCCCCACTATTACCAGGTAAACCACTTAAAGAAACTACTTTACCATTATCTTTTAGCCAGTCACTGTAGAACCCTACCATTCTTTGGTTGGAATTATCTGCCTCAAGTGGATGAAAAATAATTGCTTCAGGAGCGACTCCTAAATTATGTTCTACATTACGAGTGTTAGTTCCATCACCCTTATAATATGTAACATCTAATGTTTCTGGATATGTGCGAAACATCCAATTTATAAAATTTACTCCGTAAGTAGCATATCCAGTTAAACCTCTACCTCCATCTAATCCTGTTGGAGAGTATATTGTACGATTAGCTGTATTACCTAAATCCCTAGTTTCATCTAACTGGTTGACAAGATAACCTCTAGTTTGACCTCCACTCCTACGAAACCTATATAAAAACATATTCTGGCCACCCGTACCAGTTGTTAAGCTAAAATTAGTTCTACTTATTGCCCAGTCTACAGGCCAACCAGTAAAGAAACTTGTCAACCACTCACTCCAAGTATCCAAGGATGTATCTGCTAAATTTGCTTTTTGTCCATAATAAACTTGAGTTCCCGTTGTTGGAGCTCTCATAGGACCTTTTCTAATGGCCACTCCTACTATTGGATAGTAATGTTGGTTATAGAGTTTCTTTCCCCCATTAAGAAAGGAAACCTCAGAAGTAGTATCATAAACATATTCATTAATTCCTCTGTCAACTGACCATCTTCTACCACCTTGTCCTATCCCTAATTGTTCATCTTGTAAGTACCAATGTTCGTTAGTTGAATCATTTCTTTTAGTTAAAACCCATTGAGGCATCCAACCAAGATCTTGATAAGTGCTTGTTCCTGTAGGCCAAGTGCCACTGTTGGTAGCAATATCAAAACATTGAACAAGCCCTGTGGAAGAGGTGTCATGATTCCAAGCTGATATTACGTAGTTACCTGTGGCAAGTGCTGTACTAAGTGTTACCGTATTATTACTAACTGAAATAACAGTGCTAGTAAAAGGAAAGTTATTTGTATTTAATTGTGCCAACTTGCCTGCTGCGAATCCTCTATGCCAACACCAAGAATCTACACTTGAGGAGAGGTCATAAGATTTAACTACAACAAACCCTGGGTTTTCTAAGTTTAGTGTAACCGTTGTAGGAGAAGAATTATTGTGGCTTACTGTTCTAACATCAAAAAATTTGGGATGTTTTCTGAAAGTATACATATTATAGTTTCTTCCAGTAGTGTTATAATTCCTGGCAGCCCCCCAATTAAAATCTACATAATTACCACTTGCATCTTGAGGGAAATTATTATAACTAGGATCTCCCGCGGGTTGGCCTACCAAAATACCACTATTACTAAAATCTATAGAGTCTGCTAAAGTTTGTTGCGCATAATTATTTTGATTCACATATAAGGCTTTATGTGCACCGCGTTCTGTATCAAACCAACATTCGGGCTTGCTATCATGACTGTAATCAATAGTTCCTCCAGCTCGTGTCCATACCATACCTCCATAATCTGACATACGCACACCATTAGGTATTGTTCTATCAGAACCTGCTGAACTAGAAGCATAGTTTCCACGATATGCATCCAATGCAAAAACATCTTCTATATCAGGCTGTAAGTCTGAAGCTCCTGCAGCTGCCATTAATAGATTTTGTGATATGGTACTCATTAACTAACTCTCTTCCCCACTGTAAATCCATAATATGTTGTACCTCCATCAGTAGTAAAGAAGGTAAATACGTCTACATCTCCTGCACCTGTGGAAAGCACTGCAGGAACACCTAGAGTCCATTTAACAGAAGCAGGCCATGTTACTATTTTGCTACCGCCCGAACCTTGGGTAATTTTTAAAGTAAACCCATATGCTGTACCACTAGCAGGTGGATTAGAAAATGTGTAAGTTACGTTACCTGTAAAGGTATGCTCAAACACGT